ATGGACGACAAGATGCAAAAAGGTCGCCATGTGTACGGTGTATCGCTGGGCGAAAAGCATGGCAATGCCAAGTTAACTGAGGAAATAGTCAGGGCGATTCGCGTGAGCGATGAAACTGATGCGCAGCTATCGAAACGGTACGGCATCTCGCGGTCGAGCATCTACGCAGCACGCCGACGACAGACGTGGAAGCACGTCACCTGAGACGCAAGGCAAACAAGCGGGCCCACTTCGGTGGGCCTTTTTCATTTCTGGAGCCGAAATGTTCGGAATTGCTTTCGGTCCCTACCTTCCGCTGGAGTGGTTCATGCCATACGAATATCAGGAGTTCCCGAAGTGGACGCGCAAAGGCAAGGAAGAACGCCTTGTGCATTCGCGCGAGGAACTGGAAGCGCTCGGCGAAGGCTGGTCGGATCATCAGCACGTCCCGCCGAAAGTGCACGTCGATGCCGACACGTTCCAGCATTACCCGAAGATGGTCAACGGCGTGATCGTGCACAGCGCCGAGGAAGAAGCCGCGCTTGCGCCCGAGCCCGAGCAGAGCGACGAGCGCGAGGCACTGATCAAGATCGCCGATGAAAAGGGCGTGAAGATCGACAAGCGTTGGTCGAATGACAAGATCCGCGCGGCGCTGGAGTCGGCATGACAACGGGAACCGACCTGATCACGCTAGCGCTGAAGGATATCGGCGCGCTCGGTATCGGTCAGTCTGTCTCTGCTGAAGACACGGCCGATGGGTTGGCGACGCTCAATATGATGCTCGGCCAGTGGGCCGTGGATCGTCTGAGCGTTTTCCACCTGATCGACACTGCACACCAGGCGAACGGGTCGGTTTCATACACGGTCGGCCTCGGCGGTGACTTCAACGTCGTGCGGCCGTTCAAGATCAATGCGGCGTATGCGCGGCTCGCGAGCAGCGGCGCCGGCAGCGCGGTCGACTATCCGATCTCGATGATCGACGCGCGCGAGGATTACGCGCGGATCTCGCTGAAGACGCTCAATTCCTTCCCGGAATATGCGTTCTACGATTCCGCGTTCCCGCTCGGCAACCTGTTCCTCTATCCGGTGCCGAACAGCAGCTACGAGCTGCATATCGTGACAATGGACACGTTGCCGCAGCTTGCGACCGCCGGGACAGCAGTCAACCTGCCGCCGCCATATCTGGCCGCAATCCGCTACAACCTCGCGGTCTATCTAGCGCCGTCCTATGGCCTTGATCCTTCGCCGGCTCTCGTTCGACTGGCGATGAACGCCAAGCGCGTAGTGAAGCGGATGAACGTACAGATTCCGCAACTGACGATGCCGCGCGGCCTGATGACAAAGTCGCGCTACAACATCTACAGCGACACGGAATCGAACTGATGCGAGTCCCGCTCACAACCGGCGCCTATCAGACGCGCAGCGTGATCGCCGAAGCTCAGCGCTCGGTCAATCTATACGCGGAACAGAATCCGCAGGACGCGCCGTGCCCGTTCACCTATTACCCGACGCCGGGCCTGACGCTCGTCTCGACGCCGCCGGTTACGGGTGAAAGCCGCGGCATATACACGGCGAGCAACGGAAACCGCTATGAGGTCGTCGGATCGACGATCTTTACGGTAAGCGCAGCAAACGTCTATACGGTTCTCAGCTCACTGGTTTCAACGTCTGGCCCGGTTTCCATGGTCGACAATGGCACGGACCTGTTCATTGTCGATGGAACTGCGAGCGGCTTCACGGTCAAGCTGGCGACGAACGTCGTATCGGTGGTGAGTGATCCGGCATTTTTCGGTGCTGACAAGGTCGATTTCGTCGACGGTTTCTTTCTGTTCAACCGGCCCGGCACACAGCAGTTCTATATCTCGCTGTTCGATGACGTGACGTTCGACCCGCTCGATATTGCATCGAAGTCGACCTATTCGGACAACCTCGTCACGCTCGCGGTGATGCACCGGGAAATCTGGCTGTTCGGCGAATTGACGACAGAGGTCTGGTACAACACTGGCGCCTCCGATTTCACGTTCGGCCGCATGCCTGGCGTGTTCATCGAGCATGGATGCGCGGCCAAGCATTCAGTCGCGAAGATAGATCTGGCGCTGTTCTGGCTCGGGCAGGATCTGCAAGGGCAGAACATCGTGTTTGCCGGTCGCAATTACGTTGCGGAGCGCATCTCGACGCATGCCATCGAGGAAGCGCTGTCGGCCTATTCGCGCGTGGATGATGCGATCGGATTTTCCTACCAGCAGGGCGGCCACGCCTTCTATGTGCTGACGTTCCCGACCGCGAATGCTACGTGGTGCTTCGATGTTGCAACCGGCGAATGGGCGCAACGCGGCTTTCTGGAAGCCGATGGCACGTTCAGCCGGCACCGTATGAACTGCCATTCGTTCAACGGTGGCCGCAATCTGGTTGGAGACTGGCAAACGGGCCTCGTCTACATGCTCGACCAGGACAACTACACGGACAACGGCGCGACGATCGAATATGTCCGCGCGTTCCCGCACATCCTCGGTGCCGATGGCAACCGCGTGCTGTTCCGCCAGTTCATCGCAGACATGGAAGTCGGTAACGGGCTGCCTGATGACTCGGCGCCGCCTGAAATCCGGCTTCGCTGGTCCGATGACCGCGGTCGTAGCTGGGGCAATTGGGTCGTGGGCTCGCTCGGCAAGGTCGGCGAATACCTGACCTCCATCCAGTATCAGCGGCTCGGCTATGCGCGCGATCGCGTGTTCGAGCTGTCGTGGTCCGCACCGGTAAAGACTGCATTGAATGGCGCATGGGTTGATGTGTCGAGGGCGCGCACGTGAGCGACGCGACAAACACGAATATCCCGAATCCGGGTGTGCAGTTTCTCGATCAGGGTGGCCGTATTTCTCAGGTGTGGTGGGCTTTCATGCTCGCATTGTTCCAGCGTACGGGCGGCGGCGTACCGCCAACTACGGTTGAGGACATCTTCACCGCCAGCACGAATTTCACGCCGGGCACGACTACAACCCTGACGCTCTCGAAGGCCTACGCGTCGAGGGCCGCAGTGCTGGTGCACTTCGACGGCACGTTTCAGGCGACAGACCAATACAGCGTTTCCGGCAACACGATCACTTTCACGTCGCCGATTCCGGTCGGCACGTCAAACGTCTATGCGAGAGGCTAAAGCAGCTAAATGAAAAACTTCCATTTCCTCGCAAGCGGTGTCGACGTCAATCCGCTGATGCTCGCGATCCGCCGCCGGCCCGATCTCTGGAAAGAGGACACGTTCCTTCGCCACTATCCGCAGGGCCCGTTCGGCGAGACCGAAACGATCATGCTGCGCTTTCCGGAGAAGGTCGAGGGGCTGACCGAGGAACAGATTGACCTGTACAAGCAGAATCAGCTTGCGGGGTATGACCAGTATGAGGCGATCGACTACCCGCCATACAAGGTGCTGCACGAAGCGCGTCCGCTGGTGCGCGACCTGATGGCGCGCGTGGCCGGCGAGCGGCTTGGGCGCGTGATGATCAACAAGATTGTGCCCGGCGGCCGGATCTTCGCGCACGCCGACACGCCCGAGCAGACGCGCTACTACACGCGGTTCCATATTGTGCTGCATGGCCTGCCGGGCGCGGTCCTGAAGGCTGGCGACGAGCAGATCAACATGCTGACCGGCGAATGTTTCTGGTTTGACAACAGCCAGGTGCATTCGGTGGAAAACAACAGCGCCGATGAGCGTGTCTCGATGGTCGTCGACGTGCGGACCTCGCGATGATCACGTTCACGATTGAGCCTTTTTCGGGCGTCTATGGCGAATTGCTGCCGCTTCTGCGCGCGCATTACGGCGAGATCTCAACGCACAAGGATCACGGCGTGCCGCTCGACCCGGTTGTCGAGGTCTATCGTGCGCGCGAACTCGACGGCTCGCTGCTGATGGTCATTGGACGCGAGCGGGGCGAAATCGTCGCCTACTTCGTGTGCTTCATCGCGCCGGGCCTGCATTACCGTGACTGCCTGACCTGCTCTCCAGACATCTTCTTCGTGCGCGAGGACAAGCGGACTGGCCTGGCCGGTGTACGTATGTTCCGGTTCGTTGAGAAGGAACTGCGGCGCCGCGGTGTGAAGCGCTGGGCAGTCGGCAGCAAGGTTCAGCACGATGCATCGGCACTGTTCAAGTTTCTCGACTTCGAGCCCGTCGAAACGACTTACGAAAAATGGCTCTAGGGGGTAAATCATGGTCGCAGCAGCGGTAGCAGTCGGTGTCGGGACGGCAGTAGCTGGCACGGTTGGGGCTGTTGAATCATCAAATGCCTCCAAACATGCAGCAGATGTGCAGGCGCAGGCGTCTGAGGATGCAGCCCATCTGCAAAACGATCAATGGAACCAGACTCAGGCGAATCTAAAGCCATTCATTGACCTGGGCACAAACAATATCAATTCGTTGCAGAGCGCGCTGTCGAATCCGATGCTCACGCAACAATTCAGCGCACCAACGGCAGCACAGGCGCAGGCGTCGCCCGGTTATCAGTTCACGCTTCAGCAGGGTTTGAAGTCGGTACAGAACAGCGCAGCCGCGCGCGGGCTCGGTGTATCGGGAGCTGCACTGAAGGGCGCCGCTGGCTATACGACTGGCCTAGCAGACTCGACCTATAACGATGTGTTCAACCGCGCACTTCAGACATTCAACACGAACTACAGCAGCGCGTCGAACCAGGTCAATCGCCTGCAAGGCATCGTGAGCAATGGCCAGAACGCCGCAGCGACAAATGGTAGCCTGGGCGCGGCAGCGGCCGGCAACATCGGCAACTCTCTGACGAGCGGCGCGAATGCACAAGCGGCCGGCACCATCGGCAGCGCGAATGCTCTTTCGTCTGGTCTGAATGGTATCTCAAACGGCATCACAAGTTACGCGCTTCTCTCGAACAATGCTGGAGGCGCTGGAGGTGCGGGAGCAAGCGGCGGCATACCCGGATGGACTCCCTCTACATCAGCAGGCAACGGCCTAGCGGTCTGACCGGAGATAGAAAATGCCCATCGATCCAAGCATCGCACTGAATTCAAACCGACCGGCGCCGGCCAATCCGTTACAGCAGGCGCTGTCGATCGCGCAGTACCGCGCGCTCAATGCAAACGGGCTGGCCGCTCAACAGCAGCTCGCCGCGAACCGCGCCACGTCGGCCGCCTATCAGCAGGCCACTGACCCGACGACCGGCCAGGTCGACAACAACAAGCTCGTCGGCATTCTCAGTCAGAATCAGGATGCGGCATACAACCTGCCCAATGTGATTCAGGGCATCAACACGCAGAAGCAGCAGCAACAGACGCTGCAAACAGGCCAGCTTGATCAGTCGATAAAGGCGCAAACCGGACTGCGCCAAGGGCTCGGCAGCCTGCTTACCAAACCCGACCTCTCGCCTCAAGACGTGCAGGGCTTCGCGACGACGCAATTGCAGGCCGGCTCGATCACGCCGCAGGTATATCAGGCTGAAATGCAATCGATGCCGCAAGACCCGCAGCAGCTTCGCCAGTGGGTATCGCAGCACTACATGTCAGCGCTATCCGGTGAGACCCAGCTTCACGCGATGCTGCCGCAGTACGCGCAGATCAACACTGGCCCGGCGACTGTCGCAGTCAATCAGAACCCGATGGCGGCCGGCGGCGGCGTCGGCACGGTCGGCTACACGGTGCAGAACGGTTTGTCTCCGTCCGATGCTGCGAGCCCGGTCACGGTCAATGCGAACGGCCAGCCGACGATGATCACGAAGGGGCAGTTTGCTGGCGCGCAGGGCGGCGCACCGGCACCTTCCGGGCAAGGTGGTGCGCCTGGTGCTGCCGGCGGCACTCCGGCGCAACTTCCCGGCCAGCTTCCCGGCGGTGGATTCTCGGCTGCACCTCCGCTCGGTGCCGACAAGGTAGCGAACGATGCCGGGGGGCGCTTCAGCACGCTCCAGGCTGCGGCGAATCAGGCCAAGCCGATGATGCAGACCTATGACCTCGCGACGCAGGCGGCTAAGGCGGCGTTGCCGGGTAAGGGTGGAACATCTGCGCTCAACGTGCCGGCGCTGCTCAACACATTCGGCATTCAGGCGGGGTCCGATACGGTCAAAAACAATCAGTTGCTCGTCAATTACCTGAATGGGGCAGCAGATCAGGCGGCGTCCGCTCTCGGCCTCTCGGGCAGCGATTCGCGCCTTGCCGCAGCGAAGGCTGGGCAACCCGATCCGCACGACATGAACGCGCCCGCGCTTCTTTCGTCCATTCAGCACGTGAAGGGTTTGCAGCAAGCCGTACTCGATCGCTCGAATGCGACGACGAATTTCCTCGCGCAGAACGGCAACAACACCAGCCAGCTTCCGCAGTTCGAAACGAAGTGGAATCAGGCATTCAATCCTGACGTTTCCTACGTCCGATCGCTCGGTGATCCAGCAGACCAACAAGCCGCGATGCAGCAGATGAAGGCTGACGGCAAGTTGCAGCAGTGGACGAAGGATTATCAGGCCATGAAGGCACTCGGGGCATTCTGATGCCGAACGTTCAAGGGTTCATCCAGCAGTACGCGCCGGTCGCGGCCAGCGTCAGCCAGCGGATCGGCGTCGCGCCCGATGTCCTGCTCGGTCAGTGGGGACTCGAAACCGGCTGGGGCAAGTCGGTCGTTCCCGGCACGAACAACCTCGGCAACATCAAGGGGCCGGGCGTTGCCGCGACGGATAACCAGACCGGCTCGAATGATCAGTACCGCGCCTATTCGAGCCCGCAGGCGTTCGGCAATGACTTTGCTAACCTGATCAGCAGCAACTACAAAGGGGCCATAGGTGCGGGCTCTGATGCGTCTGCATATGGCAAGGCGCTGAAGGCCGGCGGCTATGCCACAGATTCAGGCTACGCTAACAAGCTGTCGAGCGCGGTCGGAATGGTGAGGAAATTCGGGGACGCGATTGCCTCGGCGATCTCTGGCAGCGCAAATGCAGCCGAACTCAGCCCGCAACAGATGAGCGGTGCGCCCGTCATCTCGGCCACAGGACAACAGATCATGCCGCAAGCTACGAAACAGCCGGCCGCCGCGCCCACGTCAGCGCCGCCGGCATCGACTGGTGATCCATTGCTCGATATGGCGAATGCGGTCCAATCAGGCTCCGCAGCGTCTTCGTCTACTCCCGCAGCGCCTACGGCATCGGCACAGCCCGCGCAGGCCGCTGATGATCCCCTCCTGGCGATGGCGAACAGCGTGATGTCAGCAAAGGATACAGCGCCGGCAGCGACTGTTCAGCCAACGACAGCGCAGCAGACTGTCAACGGAAAGCCGTGGCAGCCTCCTGGCGCGGTCACGATGGGTATTGGCGATGCAATCAAAGGCGGCGTTCAGTCGCTCGCGCACGGCGGCGCATGGTTGGCGAATAAGATCGCGCCCGACGCGCAGTTCACAAAAGACCTGAATGCAGCAGTTCCGCAGATCGACCAGACCATCCAGTCGCAGGATGCGCAATATGCGGCTCAGCGCGCGGCGAACGGCGGCACCGGCATAGACATCGGTCGCGGAGTAGGTAATGCAATCGGCGCTGTCCCTCTCGCGGCAGCAATGCCGGCTGGCAGCGGCGTTATTGGCGGCATCGGTGCTGGCGCGCTTTCTGGTGCGGCCAATAGCCTGATTGAGCCCGTCACTGACGTGTCGAAAGGGTACGCTAACCAGAAATTGCAGCAAGCCGGGACTGGCGCGATCGTCGGCGGCGTCGCCAATCCATTGATGCGAGCAATTGGCGCGGCGGTTTCTCCCACTGTCGGCGCGGCTCAGCAGAAGCTTCTTGATGCCGGCGTGCCGCTCACACCAGGTCAGATTCTCGGGGGCGCCGCGGCGCGCACCGAAGCCAAGTTGACCAGCGTTCCATTCGTCGGCGACATGATTAAAAACGGCCAGCAACGCGCCGTGCAGGGATTCAACAAGGCGACCTATAACGAGGTGCTTGCGCCGCTCGGTCAGACCTATGATGGCCCGATTGGCAATGAAGGCGTTGCCGCCGTACAGAAGACGATCAGCAATGCCTATGACGATGCGCTGTCAAAACTGACGTTCAAGGCAGATCCGCAGTTCCAGTCAGACCTTGGAAACCTTGCCAGCATGGCGCAGAACCTGCCCCCGGCGCAGCAAGGCCAGTTCATGAGCGTGGTGAAAAACCAGATCGTCGGCAAGCTGTCGCCACAAGGCGAAATGGACGGCGCGACGCTGAAGGGCGTTCAAAGCGAACTTGGCCGTATCTCGCGCGGCCTGACCGGCGATCCGTCTTTCGATAATCAGCAGCTCGGACAGGCTATCGGCGAGGTGAAAAACCTTGTCGAGCAATCCTTGCCGCGTAACAACGCGTCGGATGCTGTTCAGGACTTGGCAAATGCGAATTCGGCCTATGCCAACTTCGTGCGCCTGCGCGCGGCGGCCGGCTCGCAAGGGGCGATGAACAACGAAGGCGTTTTCACTGCGGCGCAACTGAATAATGCAGTGCGCGGCGCGGATAAGTCAGCAGGGAAAGGCGCGACTGCAACAGGCAACGCACTGATGCAGGACTTCTCAAGCGCTGGCCAATCCGTGCTTGGGTCGAAATACCCGGATTCAGGCACTCCGGGTCGCGCGCTGCTCGCCCTGATGGGACCGGCCGCGTTGGGTCAGGCATTCGTGCCCGGCTATACCGCGCCGCTGGCTGCTGCGATGGGCGTCGGCGCACTTCCTTATACGGCAATGGGTCAGAAGGCTGCGCAAGCTCTACTTACGGCGCGGCCCGGTTTCGCGGTCCCAGTAGGGAATGCGCTTTCCCGCTACGGAGTCCCACTCGCCGCGCCTGCGGGCAATGCGCTCATCAATGCGATCACACGCCCGCAATAGTCTGCGGTAAATCGGGGGGATCACTACCACAAGCAGGCAGAAAACAACCGTCTTGACGACCGCATTCCAGAACTGATCACCATTCATTGAAATCTCCGAGCCCTCCCAGTGAGGGCTTCTTTATTATAGGCCGCCAATTGAGCGGCCTTTTTGTTTTGGGGCCCACATGCAAATCCTGCCGAACGCAAAGAGTCAATTCATCGACTCCGCTGGGCAACCGCTTGCCAGCGGCACAGTCGGATTCTACTTCCCTGGCACGCTTACCCCGAAGGCCACGTTTCAGGACTCGGCCGGCACGATCGCCAACACGAACCCGGTGCAGCTCGACAGCCGCGGTCAGGCGATCATCTGGGGAAATGGAATCTATCGGCAGATTGTCAAGGATGCATCGGGCGTCACGATCTGGGATCAGATCACCGAAGATCCGAATGCTGGCCTCACTGGCGATCTGACAGACAACCTGTTCGTTGCCGGCACGAATTTCACGCCTGGCACTACGACACAACTCACGCTGACCACCGCCCCTGGTTCTGTCCAGAACATGTGGGTGTATTTCGATGGCACCTATCAGGCTGACAACCAACTCTCTCTGAGTGGCACGACGCTGACGTTCAATTCGCCGATCCCGGTCGGCGTGACTCTCGTCACTGTCAAGATCGGGACGACGATCGCCATCGGCACACCTGGAACGGGGGCTGTGACGGATGCCTCCGTTGCGGCGAACGCTGGCATCAACAGCACAAAGCTAGCGTACATCGAAGGCGATGCGGGCTCACTCTCCCGGACTGTCCAGAGCAAGCTCAGGGAGCGAATCAGCGTCAAGGACTTCGGCGCGAAGGGCGATGGCGTCACTGACGATTCTGCCGCGTTTCAGGTTGCACTTAATACCGCCATTTCCCAGAACAGTCGTCTTGTCATCCCATCTGGCTGCTACATCATCGGCACTCCGCTGGTGGCTCAGTTCAGTAACGTCAGTGGTGGACTCAACGATCATGGGCGCCGACCGCGCATCGAGGGAGACGGTTCCGAAGATACGTTGCTGTTCTATACCGGGGCGAGTGCATCGCCCGTTCTTTCGGTGATCGGTGCCGGTGATTTTGTGGATCTGATGACCGTCAAGGGTTTTCGCATTAACCGGCCGTTTGCCACTCCCGCTGGCGTTGGTCTGCTCGTTAGCACGACGATTCACGGCGTCATTGAAGATATCGCCATTACGGGTTTCGATACTGGCCTTCAGCTTACCGATGTCAATAGCATGAAGCTCGTCAAGGTTTCTCTGTCTGGAAATAACCTTGGATTCCTTGCTCAGCAGGGCACGGTAACGCCGCCCAACCTGATCGAATGGGATTCGTGCGCATTTGACTCAAATATCAAGAGCGCTGGTACGTCTCTGTTAGGCACTGTGGTGGCGTTCAGAAATTGCTCGTTTGAAGGCAATGGCAATGGCACCGCGGCGACGCTCACTCTGACCTACAACGGCGGGACTGGTTGTGCGGCGAGCAGCTTCTACAACAATTATTTCGAAGGGAATTTCGGGCCGGCTGACATCTTTCAGGTGCTGGTCAATCCCATGCCGCACGGAAATATGGTTGTCGAGGGCAACGTATTCGACAAGATCGACGCGACGAAATTCGTCACCAACCATATCTTCATCGATGCATCGGCATTGGGCGCCGTAGGGAGCCCGTTCAACGCGCAGATCCGTGGCAACGGATTTTTCAATGGTGGCCTGGTGCCACACAATCCCGCAATTGTTCAGGCGCCGGGTGGAAGCGGTTATTTCGGATTCCGTTCGAATGACATGCTCAATGACAACACGTTCAGCTTCGCCAGTGAGCAACCGGCCGTAACTCCGAGTTCACTGATCGACGGCGAAGCGGTTTGTCAGATCAGTTCATCAGGCGTTCTCTCGAACAGTTTAGGCGTGACTGCATGCTCGAAAACTGGTCCCGGTCTATATGTGCTGACCGTTCCTCAACTTGCGTCGACAAATGCACTTGTCAACGTCACTCCCAATACAACCGGCATCGCTATGGCTAGCGGAATAGCGACCGGCGTGACTCAGGTAGTTGTACAGACAGCCAATGGATCAGGGGCTGCGGCTGACTTCGCGACCACTGTCCGGATAAAGATGCTTTGACAAAACAGATGACCAAAACGGGGAATCAAATGAAAGACATCGCAGCGAGCGCTGTAAAGGCAGTTCCACCAATCGGGGCGAACTGGTGGCTATGGATAGAGAGCCACGACATCAACTGGTACGTCGCCGCTGCGACGATCGTCTATATCGGCTTGCAGGCGTTTTACCTGATCCGCAATGGCGGGCGTAGAGGTGGCGAATGAGCAGCTTCGATGATTCCTTCACTGCGCTGATTGGCAATGAGGGCGGCTATTCGAATAATCCGGCTGACCCCGGTCAAGAAACCATGTGGGGCATCACGGCCCGCGTTGCGCGCGGCTGGGGCTACACCGGCGATATGAAGGATCTTCCGCTCGATACCGCCAAGGCCATTGCGAAGAAGTTCTATTGGGATCCATGCCAGTGCGACCAGTTCGACCCGCGCATTGGCTTTCAGGTATTCGACGCAGCCTATAACGGCGGCCACCCGGCGCAGTGGTTACAGCAGGCGGCCGGCGTCACAGCAGACGGCGTGATCGGCTCGATCACTGTCGCCGCAGTGCGCGCGGCAGATCCGATGAAGATCGTCATCCTGTTCAATGCCTCGCGCCTGCTTTATTACACGAGCCTGGCTACTTTCGAGAACTTCGGGAAAGGCTGGTCGAATCGCATCGCAAACAACCTCCGAAGGGCCGCGTCATGAGCGCATGGACATCGGCATTGAACGTCGTCAAGACGCTGGCGCCAACGATCGCAACGGCATTGGGTGGGCCGCTCGCCGGAGGCGCTGTCATGGCGCTGGAAAGCGTGTTCGGCATCACTGCCAAGCCCGATGCGTCGACCGACGACCGGCAAAGCACGTTGGCCGCGGCGATCAGCGGTGCGACGCCGGAGCAACTGGCAGCGATGCGCTCGAAAGACCAAGACTACGCGCTCGCAATGGCACAAGCCGGGTTCAAGGATACAGAGACGCTTGCCTCTCTCGCTGTGCAGGACCGGGCCAGCGCGCGCGCCATGCAGATCAGCACCAAGAGCGTGACGGCGCCGTTCCTCGCGCTGTTCGTGACGCTCGGATTCTTCGGCGTGCTGGTTGTGATGATGTTCTATCAGCTTCCGCAGGCCACGCACGACGCGTTGATGCTGATGCTCGGCTCGCTCGGCACGGCATGGACCGGCGTCATTGCTTACTACTTCGGCAGCTCTGCCGGCAGCGATCGTAAAACCGAACTGCTCGCGCAATCGACTCCGGGGGCGCCGCAATGAATCCGATCCTTCGCTATCTCCTCAACCTGCTGATCCTGCTCGACGAGGCCGGCAACACGCTAGCTGGTGGATCGCCGAACGAAACCATCAGCGAGCGCGCGGCCAAAGCTCGCAATGAAGGCAGGGAATGGGGCTGTCTGCTTTGCAAGGCACTGAACTGGATCAATCCCGGCCACTGCGACAACGCTTTGACATCGACCATCGGCGACGACGCCGTTATCAAGGACTGAAATAATGAAACGACTTCTCACTATCGCGGCCCTCGCTCTGGTCTGCGCTGCTTCGTTCGGGGCCACACTTAATCCGGTCCAACTGCTTAATCCTGCTGGCTCGACGGCGGGACAGGTAATCGTCTCTACTGGCGCAAGCACTGCGCCGGCATGGTCGGGCAATGCGATACTTAACGGGTTGACATCCTCAACCTTCACCATCGGCCAGGCTCTTTCTGGTAGCGCGGTGACAAGCGAAACTGTCGGCGCGGCGCCGGGCTCACCCACCTTTAGCGGCTGGTTGAATTCGTTCTGGCGTTGGGGTTCGGTCAATTCGGCAGTCGGGCACCAGGTCGGGTTTAACGTCGCGTGCTATATCACTCCGACCAATACTTCCCTGGCCGAGCAGGACTGTGCACAGTTTCAGGCCATCGATGCGACGGGCGACGGCTTTACGAATGCCGTAGGCGCGCGCCGGGACGGAGCTATCGCGGGTACTGTCACCAATGGTTTCGCGTGGGGCGGCAACGACATAGCAACCATCAACCCCAGTGGTGACGGTCAGCTTATCGGTAACGAAATCGACGTGGTGAACAACGGTTCGACTGTTGCTTCGCCGCTCGGCGCGACGAAGATGAAGGTTGGTCTGTGGTTGGCTAACTTCGCTAATCCGGCCACGGCAGCCATTGGACTGAACGGCACTGGCTGGAAAAACGGCCTGTGGGCGCAAGCCAATAACTTTCCGGCCGGAGCGAGCTTATTTTGGCTGGACAACAACTCCGGAACCGCGCTGTATTCGGTAAGCGGCACCGGTGTTGTCACGTCAACCGGCAGCACGTCAGGATCGTTCGCAGCTTCCGGCATGGTCGGTCAGACCATCCTGCACAGCACTAGCGGAACATCCCTGACGACCGGCACCGCGGCTAATGCGACTTCGTTCAGCGTGCCGGCAGGAAACTGGAATCTACAATGCTCGTTCGCTTTTATTGCCGGCGCGACAACAACGATCGGCTCTATCAATGGCGGGGTTACGACAACGTCAGCAGTTTTCCCGGCGAACTACTTTCAGGCAACGCAATTGGCTGCAAGTTTTACTGCCGGGCAAAGTCAGGTCATTTCCACGCCGATTTTTGCTCAATCGTTCTCGGCCCCTACGACCGTCTTCTGCGTGGCGTTCTCGGTATTCGGCACTAGCACGATGGGCGTGAACGGAACGTTGACCGCAACGCGTATCAACTAACGACCAGCCGGCGCAACGCCAGCTTTGCTATGCGTACCGGCGCTGCAACCTTCCACGACAGCGAAGCGCGCACACGCATAAATCTCTCGTATGCGGTCTCTTCGTCATCGGGTATCAGATCCTCGCTGCCCAGACGAAGGGGCCACGTTATCTTCCACGACGTTGACAGGTAGCATTGATAGAGCGATTCCTGATACGTGCCATATATCTCTTTCGTTACCGGCTCACCCTTGATGATATTGATCACGCGGGCCAGATAGCGCTTGTAATCGTCCTCGACGTTTTTGTTGACTTCGACGATATCGCGGTAGGCACACAGAATATCCAGCAGCTCAGAGGCATCCGGTGATTTATCCTTGTCCGCCTTTTTCGCTTCATTGACGAAGGCCGGGCCGAATCGCGGTATCAGACAGTCTTTCAGGTAGAAGCGGTTTTTCTTCGGCTCATCCCCGTATATGCCAACCAGCTTCCTGAAATACTTGAACCTGCTGCGCGACATCTTGACGCTCCACGACGTTGACCCGGTGTGCATGCACCAGACCGTTACCGGTTTGTCCAGGTAGTAATTCGTATATCCGGCGCGGAACAGGCGCAGGAACAGGTCATCGTCTTCGTAGCCCATGAACTGCTCATCGAAGCCGCCGACAGCCTCAAACGCGCTTCGCAGGATCAACGACGCTGATGGCAGGACATGCAGATCATGGCCCAGCATGTGGGTGATATTGCCCTGCTTCGGGTGCATCCCGACCTGCTGGCGAAGCATGTTCGAATGGACGATGTTGCCGTCTTCGTCGCCTTCGCACAGATCGGCGTAGACGTAGCCTAGCCGAAGATCTCGTTCGGGGACTAGCTCAAGCAAGTCTTCGATATGCTGAGGCAGGTAGAAATCATCCTGGTCGAGCAGGGAGATAAACTCGGCCTTCGTCGCAGCGACGCCAGCATTACGGGCTGAACCCTGGCCGCCGTTCGCTTTGTCGATTATGCGAAATCCATATTTCGTTGCCAGCGGGACAAGTGCCGCGCGCTCGTCAGGCTTCGAGCCGTCATTGACGATCACAAATTCATCCGGCGGGACCGTCTGCGATACGACGCTTTTTATCGCGCGCTCGATCCATTTCGAGCCATTGTAATAGGGCACGATGACCGCTACAGTCGGTCTATTTTTCGTCTGGTCCATCTCTACTCTCCGGCGCGCACCAACAGCATGCGTAATTGTCTGGTTATTGAATATCGGCACGATACTCCGATTTCTTGAGGGTGCAAGTCCCTGTTCAAAACCCTGCGTAAGTGCTTGATTCAACCTCCGATCTCTACGAGCGCGTACAGCTTTTCTATCTCGCTGGCAACCTTCGGGATGGTTACGTTGTGCTTGGGGCGAAACTTGACGATGTACTTGGCCTCCATCTCGTCGAGTCGGTTCGTCGGGCATTCGACCACGAAATAGGAGTCGAAGGCCTTCTGGCCGTCCAGCAGATGGTTCCCGATCCGTAGGTTGCAGTTTGTAGACTGACCTACATACACGATTTCCCGCTCAAGCATCAAGAAATAGACCCCACAGGTTTTCTTGACTGGCTTTGCGAGACCGAGAATATATTCAGCGCTCAGCGTGCCCGAGAACCCTAAATCACCGGCTGGAATCACTGGCGCTGCCGGTCCTATGCCCATCAGATCGTTCATCCTGTTCGCATATTTAATCGCAACCTCGCGATCTCTTCCTATCGCCCGAGTCTTCTTTGTTTGAGGATCTCGATACACGTAGTAGCCAGTCCTCGGCTCGTGCAAATTCTGGGGAAGATCTTGTTTTCCTGGCTTTCTTGGACGGGGCATGATTTATCCACATTATTTATGCTCGGCATCCGTCGACTCCCATATTTCCTACATGTTCAAGTCCGGTCCCCGGCACCACTGACTATATACCAAATTATCCGTTGTGTGTATAAACATGTGTAAACAAGGGCTTGGAGAAACCCTGCTGTCGATACATACAGTACCGATTGACCGCTGTGTGGAGAAATTGGGTAGACTCGCTCCACATTCCACACACAGAGCGCTCCACACATGGCATCGATCACTCAGCAGCCAAACGGCAAATGGCGCGCGCAGATTTTCGCCAAGGGCGAACGTGATACCAAGGTCTTTCGCACGCAACGCGAGGCGAAGACCTGGGCGGCCTCACGAGAGGAAGAAATGCACCGTCTTAGAGGTGTACCGGAGGACGAGAAGCACACCCTTCGCCAGGCGCTCGAACGGTATGCCGAAGAGGTAACCGAGAATAAAAAGGGGAGCCGCCATGAATTTCTGCGCATCAAGGCATTCATTCGGGATTTCCCTGCCTTAGTCGATCTTCCGCTCGCTCAGGTCAAGACGCCTGTTCTGGCCGCGTGGCGGGATGCCAGATTGAAAACGGTCTCGGGATCGACGGTGAACCGCGACATCAACTGGCTACGCAATGCGCTGTTGACCGCCCGCGATGAGTGGCATTGGATGACGCACAACCCGTTCGCCGGTTTCCGCTTCCCGAATGATCCGGCGCCGCGTGACCGCCGCGTTACACCCGCCGAGGTCAAGGCGATCTGCCGGGCCTTCAATTATGTCAGCGGGCGCGCGCCGGTCAGCAAGTATCAGGAAATCGCCTATGCGTTCCTGATCTCGCTGCGCACGTCCATGCGAGCTGGTGAGATTATGTCTTTGGGTAGGGATAACGTAGACCTGAAGAAGCGCACAGCGACGCTCTCACACAAGATGCAGTACCTGACAGGCAAGCCACGCGTCGTTCCGCTGACGCGTCATGCGGTACGTCTACTGACGCCGATGATGGAAAGGGAGCGATGCTTCACCATCACGGCTGAATCGTTATCTACACTATTCAGAAAAGAGAGGAATCGCCTTGCTCTGGCGACCCCCTCTATTGCGACGCTGCACTTTCACGATGCGCGTGCCGAGGCATTGACCCGTCTGTCGCGTAAGGTCGACGTAATGACACTGGCAAAGATAAGCGGCCACAAAGACCTGTCCATCCTTCAGAACACGTACTATCGCGAATCAGCCGAGGATATCGCCGCACGGCTCTAGACCGGCTTCAGTACGGCATCTACCTGCTCGATCGAGATCAGACCACAGTGGTTCAGCTTGAACTGGCCGGCGCGGACCATCTTCGAGACAGTATGGCGACTCAGGCCAAGCATTTCTGCCGCCTGCGTAATCGTGACCTGTACCGGCCGCGGGTGACGGCCAGCGTAAAGCTGAACCGCGCGTTCTGCAATTTCGATTTCGCTCATCACACCCCCTTCGCCTGTTTAGCCAGCGCGGCGGCCGGGAAATCGGGGTGACGCGTCCAGTGCGTGTGATAACCGGGCCAGTCGCTGTCGCTCGGTGTGCCGATCCATGCTGGCTCACCAAGCCATTCCCCATCTTCCCAAGTCCACCAGACCACGTTGCCGTAATCTTCGTGATACTCGTCCATCGTCAGCGCCCGCGTCTGTGCTACTGGTTGCTCAACGTCGAGAAGATTGCGCAACGCCTGCACGGAAACGTCCGAAAGGAATGAGCCATCGTGGCATTCATTCTCAATATCTAGGCTGATTGAAACCGCAGCCTCAATTGCTATCCTCTGCTCATCGTCCAGCACCACGGCAGTCGGAGATGGCTGCGGGGCGGAGAGGTTCTGCGGCGTAGCGAAGTGAACAACATCGACGGGTTTGCCGATCAGCGCTTTCCCCGCATTGGTCAATTCGAAATGAGTGCAGTCCAGGAAACCGCGCTCTGCCCAGTTCATCAGAACGTCGTAGGGCGTTGACGTTTCGCCGTTATCCTCGAAGTCCTCGGCTGTTTGCCGGAACTCGGCCAACTCATCGTCATCCATCGTCACCGGCTCCCCCGATTGCGCTGGCGCGGCAGGGAATGCGGCGAGCATTTTGTCCGCAGCAAGCATGGCGGCCATGTACGTGTCAGCACCGCGACCTACATCACGGATCGCACCCTCGATCGCTTCTATGATCGACTCCCTATCCCCCATCGGCGCGGCAGGCTTGCTTGCAGATAGCAGGGCGTCGCCAGCAATGTCATGCACTTGGAACAGCGCATCGTGCCAGGCGATTTGCCACGTGAACCAATCGACGTTCATACCCGCTTTACGCTGAGCTTCGAAGCCGCCACGCATCAGAGTTTTCTTGTCTGTCATATTCAATCCTTCGGGATGGGTGGGAGCGGTCATAGCTTCGCGGCTCCGCCGCGCTTCGACAGGTCAGCGTGCAACTCCTGCCACGCCTTAAGCACGGTCTCTTCATTGAACGTGCCTTCCAGTTCCATGCGTGTGCCGCGTGCCGTACGAATCGAGAAAACGACCCGGGTCTCGCCTTCTTTCGGCACTTCGCGGCGGATGCGCGCTTTGAAATCAGCCATTGCTCGCCTCCTGATCCCCGGCAGATGAAGCAGGGGCGGCCATAGCGCGCATCTCCTCAACTGCGGTCTTGCGCCAGTTCTCCGGATCGCGCAGGTAGTGGCGCAGCATCCAGTCGATGGTGGCCGCTTGTTCGGCTTCCGCCTTCGCCGGGATGTCGTGGCCAGCTTTGCGCAACGTCTGCGCGTACTGAATACACTGGAAGCAAATCAGGCCGAGAATCCACTGCAACTCATCGGTGAATTCAGCGGGATAGACCAGCTCACGCACCGCCTCTGCCTGCACGGCGGGAGTGGGCGAGGCCTCATCGATCTCCCGTGCGATCTGCTCGTCGAGCTCCTCGATCAGGTCAAGCACGCGCTGTTGGCGCAGGCCGTCGCGGTTCATGAAGTCGCGCGCGACGTCGCGCAGGATCTGAAGCTTCTCGTCTATTGTGGTCATGGTGCCCTCACTCATTGTTCGATTGTTTCGCGCGCTGCGCGGATTCACTTGACTTCGAGGTCCGGGACAATCTGCGCCGGCTTGAAAACCACCTTGTAGTGATACGGGCTGACTTCAGCGGCATCCATTTGCTCGACGAAGTAGGTCACGTTGCGCGACAAGCCGAGAAAGTGCTTCTTGAAACTCGTCGGGCCCACCTTGCAAGTCACAGAAAGCTCGCCGCTCTTATCGGCATTACCGAGGGAGCAAAGCCCTTCGATGGTCATCATGTAGCTGCTGTCGACCGTGTTGTAGAACACGATCCGTCGTGAGATCTGGAAGTTGTCAGCCGCAGTTGACAGGTTTCTGGACGCTACATCGGCGTCGTTGCACGCGGCCAAAACAGACAGGCATGCGATCAGCAGAAAAAGCGCTATGCGTTTCATGTTCTCTCTCAGAAAAAGGACCGGCTCATGCAGACGCCGGCCAACACACACGCGCGGAGATCACCACGCGGTTTTCGGGGGTTCAAACTTCCAAAAATTCGACGCCCAGCGCCTGTACTGCATAGACCTCGACGCGCTGAACGTAGTTGTTGAACGTTTCCTTATTCATCTGCGCGGTACTCATTGCTACCAAGCCTGCTGGGCCGTCTTCTTTCGGCGCGTACTGTTCGCGGAAGTACGTGTGCCATGCCTCGCGGCTGAAGCGCTTTCCCTCGATCTCTGCCTGCTCGGCAATGTCGTCGAGCATCGCCCAGTAGCGGGCGTTGGCCTGAAGGCTCCGTTTTGCCTGATAAGCATCGACGCTCACCACCAGCGGCTGGCCTATACGCGCCTGTTCTGCCGCATTGTCCTTAATGAACTTCCAGGCTGCCGCTGCGGCTTCGCGATTTCTTAGCGTGAAAATGGCCATTTACTTCCCCCAAGCAAGTTGCCAAAACTCATCTTTCTGCGCCTTCAACTCGGCCACCGTCGATGCGTTGACCATAAGCTGATAGCTCAGGCTCTCAGCCTGGTTGAACAGGTCTGCCGCAGCCTTCGGGTCCGGATCGTTCAGACCATGCCGAAGCGCATCGCAAGCTTGCTGCGCCCACGACTGCATGGTGGACATGAGCGTCTTGTATTCGCCGTTCACAGTCGCGTACTTGCCGCGCGCTTCGATGACAGCCGGGTCGATGGTCGAGAGGTCCATCACGCGGCTACCTTCAGTTCGCGCTTGCGCTTCGAATACGCCGCCGATAGTGTTGCCCGCTGCTCTTCCGAAAGCGGCAACGTCTTGAGCGGAGCCGCAACATGGTCTAGCGCTTCCATGTCCTCGGCCTCGCGCATGGCAATCTGGAGGTCTTCAAGTTCGTTTTCTGGCAGCGATGCAGGCTTTTCTTCGGGCTCTTCATCCTTATGCAGATCGCCCTTGTGCCACAGGTCGAGAGCCGCACCGAAGCGCATTGCAGCGTTGCGCAGGGCGTCTCCGATCCGTTCCTTCATGGCATCGGGGCCGGTCTTGCCTTGGGCGTCGCCGTAGCCCAGCCGCGTCACGCCGCAGACCGTCAGGCGGATCCACATGCCGCCGAACTGATCGAGCAGGGGCAATCCGTCAGCGCCGAAGGCGACAGGCTCCCACGTCCAGTTTTCGTCACAATCGAGCAGCCGATCAGTCAGGGCAGCATGGCCGACGTAATCCAGGTGAACGGCAGGCATCCCATGAAAGCCGCCGCAGATGTTGCATTTACTCTTCGGCGAATCCTTTTTGTATGGCTTCGGAAGCGTGCTGATCTGATGTGGCGGAAAAGGCTCGCGCAGTTTCTGAAGGCCTGTCTTTTGCGTTTCCATTGTTTGCTCCGTAGGTTTTCATCCATTCCAAATATTCTTGAAGCTCCTGCTGCTGGCGCCAGTCGTCGTCTTCGTTCATTGCGCCGCTGCCAGATTCGCCCCGATGACCGTTATGAACGCCAGCGCGAAAAACATCAGCGCGGTACGCATCGGAAAGTTGATCAGCGCGAGGTCGATCCGGTCAGCCAGCGACGGCTTGATATGCTTCACGTCCTGCATCCAGTATTTGTTCATCTCACCTCTCCGCAAATAACGTTGACCGCCCGATCCCAGAACAGCGCCGTCATGACCAACGCCGTAAAACACGACCCGAACAGTGCACTCCAGATCACCAGCAGAACATCCGCACCGAAGAAGTCAGGATGCGCGATAGGCTCACGGTCGATTCCGGCGAACGCGCGGTGCAGGCGGCTGGCGAAGCGGGCTAGGAAGAATTTCACGCGGCACCTTTCGCCTTGAGCATGGCTCGGGCCATCCGGTAGCAGTGATCGGCAAGTCGGTCATACATCTCGGGCCTGTCGCAAATAGCTGTGCCTTGCGTCTTTGCAAGCTCTTGGCCGGCGAACCAGTCGAGCAGCGTCATGCCGTTGTCGCCGCTATGCAGATAGTCCGGATGCGGAAACGCCGGCCCACCATCCTTAATCTCGCTCACATCAACCTCCCATCACCAGATAAGCGCAGCCGCCAATGATCAGCACTAGCAGGGCTAGGATTGCGATTCCGCTCACGATCCCTCCTTTATCGCCATCAGCAAGAAGTAGGAATGATCCTGATTGATGCGTTTGTGCGGCTGTTCAGGGTCAATGTCCCATCGCGTCTGGATTTCAAGAATCGGATAGTCGCAACCTGCGATACCCCAAATAGTGTCCATGCGTCCGACAGCGCCGGAGCCGCCGTTGAACGTGCCATCGGGATCACTGAATGAACCGAACGCCGCCATCTGGTCGCGATGCTTTGCCATGATTACGGCATAGACTTCTGCGCTCGTGATAAGCCTTGAGTAATCGCTCATCTCATGCTCCCCGAAACGTGAAACTACTGACGTGAAATGTGAGACGTGCCTCGGTCGATCCTGCCGGAACCAGATCGCTCGCATCAAGCGATTCAACGTCATGAAAATAGAATCCGCGCCTCAAATCCATTGGGGCACTGATCTGCTTATTTAGTCGAACGATGTCAAAGAGTTCGTTCATCACGCCTCCTTCATCCGCTCGTCGATCACACGTTCCATGGCTTGGTCCACGAGAACAAACATCGTGTTCTTTCCCGGCTGCATTCCGCGACGCAGTGCGCTCATGAACTCCTCGGCACGCGCATCGCTGAAGCTTGCCATTTCTTCGATCACGTCAGCAAAGCTCACAGCGTTTGCAATCGCCTCGCGCCGGTCGTACTGCACGCATGCGGCGTTGTCGGCACGTTCTAGCTGTTCGTCGAACAGCCAGTCGCCCGTTTTCATGGTCCGATTGATGACCAGTGGAATTGCGCTCATGTCAGGCTCCTGTAGCTTTGGCGATCGCGGCGTGGGCTTTGTCGAACTCAACCGTTGCGCGGTCAGCTATGGAAACAACGGAAATGAGGGCTTCGAGCAGTTCTGGTGCGGCAGCAATCAGGTTCGCGTTGGCTTTAGCCTCATCTGATGAAGAAAGGGTCATTCCATGAACCCTCACTTGCTCGCCATCTGGCCCGCAAATACCGTCATCAATCATTCCCCATGATGACGGGCGCGTTTTCTGGTTCCACGGCCCTGGCGTATGTTTAATCTTGCTCATTTCATTCCCCTCAACACGCAATTAATCCCTGAGCCTCGGCAATCAGCGTCTTGAAGCACTCGCCGCAGCACATCGTTTCGCGCACATGCGGCCAGTAATTCGAGCGCTTCTCCACATCGGTCTTCAGCGTCTCGCAGCCGTCGCAGTGCACCAGCGTGCGGACTGTCAGAGGGCGGGAGCGCCAGGCGTCGAGTGCGTTCATGTCAGCCTCCTTCGCGCTCATCGCGAACGCCGGGCGCAATCAAGTTGGTCGCCAGCTCGCGCAACAGATGCTCTGTCAGGCAGCCGTGCGGCTGCGGCAGCGCGTTCAGTTCGATTAGGTCTTTCGCGAGAACAGACATGGCTCACCTCACTTCGCTTGGATGTGGTGAAGCTGCGGAGCAAAGTCGGCATGCATGCACGATTCAGCTAGGCGAACGGCCTGCGCTTCATCGAATGCCTTGACTTCCACCGTGGCGAACGCATCGAAGTTCCTTGATGCGAACGTGATCTCGTACTGATTGCGCTGGTCCATTTGCTCACCTCTGGTTGTTCGTGGTTCGTGGTGCTGATGTAGTTATAATAGGAAAACTCGTTACCGATAGCAATAGGAAAACTCGTAATAATGAGTGAAATTTTGCTATCGAAATGATAGCGGCGATAGGAGATCAAGAAACCCGGTCAATTGCCGGGCGTCTTAATTAGCGTGTGGGGGTGGGGGCTAGGGAGGCGGGAGCGCGTGGCTGATCTATGTTGCGCCGGCCCCAAATTTGTTCTTAGATTGCTTCGATGTTGGTGAGGCGTTGCGCCACAGCCAGACAGTACGACAGTTGTTTCAAGCGGTCCTTCAGTGCTTCGCAGTTCCGGCAGCTCGGAACATCGCAATCGTTTGCGTTTGGAGGCTGCAAAAAGGAGGGAACCTCGATTCCCTCGTCTCTATTGTTGGTTAAATCCATGGTTTCAAACACCCCGCATGAAAGGTAGAAATTGCCTGCACGGCCCTGTGCAAGTCAAATATTCATCCTACAAACTGGTATTTGAAAGATGGGGTAAATACTTACAAATTTTTGCCGTTATTTGGGATTGGCGGCGTTTTTGCCCGTTGTTGCCTGGCCATCTCTTCGGCGATCGCCTGCTGGATGAATTCTTTCGTTTCCGGCGATACCCCGTAATCTCTATTACGGTCCTGGTCGCAGTTCCGGTACAGCTCGCGCACTTGATCGGCCAGCACGGGGCTGATGTCGTCGATCTTGACTCCCAGTACCTTGGCGAACTGACCAACGGCGTACAGGTTCAGCTTGGCCTTTCCCTTCAGGTACAGATTCACGTTCCCCTGAGTGCCCATGTCGAACTCGACGCCGAACTTTTCCTGCGTCATCCCTTCCGGGCGCTTCTCACTCCATAGGCGATCGAGACGCTTCGCGTCGTCTATCTGCCATTGCGTTAGTTTCTGTTTGACCATGGCTGAACTATAGATTTCCTAGTGATAGCCGCAACGAGTTTTCCTGTTGACAAACAGAATGAGTTTTCCTAGTATGTTCACTATGAAACTCGCCGACTACCTCGCCAAGCACTCCATCAGCCAAATTGCGCTGGCCCATCACCTCGGCGTGAGCCAAGGCCGCGTGTGGCAATGGCTCAATGGAGAAAAGGTTACTCCGAAGTATTGCCCGGAGATCGAAAAGTGGAGCAATCGCGAAGTCACATGCGAAGAGCTCAACGACTCGGTCAACTGGAAATACGTCCGCGAGTCCGCTCAATCGATCGCAGATAGCGATGTCATCGAACGCGCCAAGGCTTCGGATGACGCTCAACCGCCCGTTGGCGGAACGACCGGCGACGAGAAGCTGGCGAAGATGGTTGTGTAAGGAATCCATAGTAGTTCTTGTTTTAGTGAGCATGTACGCATGCTCTATTTTTTGCGCTGCACAAGAAACCCTAACCTCCCCTAAGAATTTGGGGCGCGAAGGGAAAACGGCGGAAACAGGCCACCAGAGCCAGTTCTGACCACTTCAACGATTAGGACCGAGCCACCAGGATGCAAACAAAATTGTTCTTCGAAGACGAACACGAAGCGCTTCAGCTCATGGTGAGCAACAGCGGAAAGTCGATCAAGGAGATCGCCGGTTTCCTGTGGCCCGACATGAAGCCCGAGAGCGCATACGCGAAGCTCAAGGCCTGCCTGAATCCGAAAGGTGACGAACAGTTCAAGTTCGGCCAGGTGATCGTGCTGGCCAAGTTCTGCAACTCATACGAGGCGCTCGAATACTTCTGCGACGAAACGATGCATGCGCGGCCGGATCGCAAGGCGCCTGAAGATGACATCGTGAAGCTCTCGGAGACGATCCAGAGCGCCGCTGACGTGCTTGCCAAGGCGACGGCTGCACTGGACCGGATCCAGACGCAGGCGGTGTTGATGCGAACAGTCAAGAGGGCGGCATGACAGCAGATTGGATGGTCCTTTGGATGCTGGGCGTCTTCGCTCTGTGCTGGATCGGATGCTGGAGATTGGCTTGATGACGAGGAAGCCGCCGGTTCCGAGCGCCTATAGCCGTTGGCGCAAAGCGGTCTTCGCGAAAGACGGGAAGGCGTGCGTTCTGTGCGGTTCCACGGAAAGGCTTGAGGCTGACCACATTCAATCTCAGAGCAAGTTTCCGGAATTGAAATTCGAAGTGAGCAACGGAAGAGTTCTTTGTAACTCCTGCCATCGCCAGACGGATACGTACGGCGGCGGCTCGATGCAAAGAAACCGGAGGTCGAGCAATGGCTAGGGCCAGAAACATCAAGCCGGGACTGTTCAAGAACGAGATTCTTGGCGTCGCAGACCCGCTCTACACCCTGCTTTTTGAGGGTCTGTGGTTGTTGGCTGACCGCGCCGGCCGTCTTGAGGATCGCCCTTTGCGCATCAAGGGCGAAATTTTCCCGTATCGGGACGGCCTCGACGTTGACGCCATGCTTAATTGGCTCGCCGAGAACGAATTCATTCTTCGGTACGCGGTGGCAGGAAAGCGCTATATCCAGGTGATTAGCTTCGAAAAACATCAGAATCCGCACAAGAATGAGACCGAATCTGAAATACCTGAGCCTGAGAAGGTTAGTACAACTTCCGAGGAAATCGGTACGACTTCCGAAAATATCGGAAGCGCTCGGGCTGATTCTCTGATTCCTGATTCCTTGTCTTCTGATTCTCTGATTCCTGATGTCCTGATTCCTGATTCCAGTTCCGACTCACCTCCGGTTCGTCAGTTGCGAGTCGCGAAAAATCCCGCGACTGCTTCCGAGACTGGCCAGCTTTGGAATTCGTATTCGACTGCCTACAAGGCTCGGTACGACGCAGAACCGGTGAGGAATGCGAAGGTGAACGGGCAACTGGCGCAGCTGATCAAGCGCCTTGGAAGCGACGAGGCGCCCGGTGTGGCCGCCTGGTACGTGTCGAGCAACAACCGGTACTACGTGCAGAAGCGCCATGCGGTCGATTGCCTGCTGGCTGATGCGGAAGGGTTGAGAACGGAGTGGGCGACGCGGCGACGCGTGACCGAAACGGGCGCCAGAGAGGCCGATCGATTGCAGACGAGCGGCGACATGTGGGGACGATTA